ATGCTGGTTGAGTTCATAGCGTGTCGCTGCGCGATGAATTTGACGAGACTCAAATCAGACGACTACACATGTAGAACTGTACGAAAATGGCTTGTGGACGCGGGTTCAATTCCCGCCAGCTCCACCATTTGCAATTTGAGAGAAGCACTCTCTCAGTTTTTAAGAACCCCGCAGAGGCCCTGTCTTTGCGGGGTTTCGCCGTTTTTAGGTGTTGTCTTCGTCCTAAAAAGACGCCCTGAAAAACACCGTTTTGGGCTGTTTTTACTCTCTATTCTCCAAAACTTGTGGACTTGAGAGTAGCCAGTCAACAAGTCGGACCCTTTAAAAATCAACAACTTATGCACTCTCAGAGCCTGCCATTCTTTTTGACGCCGCGCCTAGGAGAGTTGATCAATAAAAACAACTCTACGCGGCTAGATGCAAACAGTTGCTGGTTTGGTATCTTTGTCAAGAACATCACTTGGAATGCCGATGTTCAGATACCAACCTATCGACCCTGCACCGAGTTTCTCGGCATGGTGGTAGTAAACCCAAGCCCTCACATACTGCAGGACGAGTGCTAGGAAAACACCTGCTTTGGCGATTGATCCAGCAGAAATGTTATTTGTAATGAATGCTCTCTTCAGGTTTGCGTGTAGCCCTTTAGGACTGGAGTTAGGGTGCTGTCCAAGAAAACATTCAAAGTTCAATGTTTCAGAATACTCTGTTGGTAGGAGGTACTTTTCTTTTAGTTTGCGCCAAAGCACTACAGCCACAACCACAAGGTGTCATTCACAAAGCTCGTCTCGAACTTGGCCACGGGGTTGAATCTCAACAGCGTAGGCTGCAAAGTGATTGATCACGAGCAGATCTGGCGATTGGGGGTCCTGCAGTCGGGCAGGTCAAAGCCTACGACTTGGTACTTTGCCAGGCAGCTCCACAAACCAAGCGTAGCTGGACGATTGCGTGAGCAAATTCATCTCGAAAAAACGGCAGAGTCGAGCGTAGTTCTGACCAGCAGCGATTTGCCTTTGCCAAAGGAATCGCCGCTATTTGGTTTTGAAGTGCTTAACCTTGGGATGGCCGCACGCATCAGTCAAAGCCGCTTTGAGTTCTTTGACGTAAATGCAAGTTCAGCTACTCAAATCATGGTGGATGCAAAGCCAGATACGACGCTTAAGTACGTTGAGTCGGATTCTTGCGTTTGGATCGACGGTGTGAAACACATGCTTGAACCTCGGCAGAGGCTCATCTTGCTGGCGCTCATGAACGATCTAGATCACGAGATGGACAAAGCTGCGTTGCAAAGAAGTTGCAAATCTCAGTCTCAGAGCTTTTCACCGAGCAAGGAGTTTGAGCGCAACAAAGCTGTGTATGAAAGGTTCATCCACTACCTCCGTGACGACATGCGCTACCAGCTGCAAGTCCCATTGGGAGAGTCGTACCACTGATGTTTTGAATATGGTTTAGCAGTTGCCATATCTTTCACCCGGTCCTGACGCAAGTCTGGCCGGGTTTTTTGCTTTTAAGACCCATGAAACACGTTTGAGTAGTCCGGTTGAGTAGTCTGAGTAGTGGTTTGAGGAAGTCGCTTCGAGAGGATCAATCCATCGATTAGCAGTGCTTACGCAAGTGTTGCAAGTCGGTGGTCATTAACCCTCAAAGGAGCTGCAAATGCAGACAGAAACTAACCACAGGTCCCGGCACCTGACCCAACAAGAGTTGGCAAATCGCTGGAACAAGTCCGTTCACACCATTGAACGCTATCGCACCGAAAGTGTCGGCCCCGTCTACCTCAAGATCGGTGGCAAGGTCATGTACCGCATTGAGGATGTCGAGGCCTATGAGCACGAGTGCTTGTACGCCAATCCCCAGTCGCGTATCGCAAGTGCGGAGGTCTGAGCTATGTCAAACCTCATGGTCTACCCCGCAGAGATTGCGGAAATGACGGTCAACCAATTGGCCGCTCTCCCTCACGCCAAACTGGTTGAGGCAACTACAAACCTGGACGAGCTGCTCAAGTGGGCAAAAGAAAACCGTCAAAAGCTTGATGCCGCGATGGAAATGCGCTTCGGTGGCCAAGGTCGCGGTGCATTGAACGAGTCGGGTCGCGACTTCGGAACGGTCCACTTCAACGATGGCCCCCTGTCAGTGAGCTATGACTTGCCCAAGCGCGTGAGCTGGGATCAAGCAAAGCTCAAAGAGATTGCTGAGCGCATCGTCGCAGCAGGCGAGCCCTTGTCCGAGTACATCGATGTGGAGTTCTCTGTATCGGAGAAGCGCTTTAGCGCATGGCCCACAAACATGAAAGAACAGTTTGTGGAAGCTCGCACGGTCAAAGGCGGCAAGCCAGCAATCAAGGTCGAGTTCAACGGTGTGGAGGTGCAGTGATGTCGTTACCCATCATCTCCGCTGAAGAGCGCCTGCGCGAAAAACACAGCGCCAAGATCTGCCTCGTTGGTATCCCCGGCATCGGCAAGACAAGCCAACTTCACACACTGCCATCAGGAGCGACTTTGTTCGTGGACTTGGAAGCAGGTGACCTCTCCGTGAAATCGTGGAAGGGTGACGCCGTTCGCCCCCGCACTTGGCAGGAATTCCGCGACCTCGTGGTGTTCTTGGCTGGCCCCATGCCAACTGCAACCAAGGACCAGACCTTCTCGCAAGCGCACTACGACCACGTATGTGAAAAGTATGGCGACCCCGCGCAGTTGGCCAAGTACGACTACTACTTTGTCGACAGTCTGACCGTGCTCTCACGCCTGTGTTTCGCATGGTGCAAGACCCAGCCTCAGGCGTTTAGCGAAAAGACGGGTAAGCCAGACAGTCGCGGCGCCTATGGCTTGCTGGGTCAAGAAATGATCGCAGCGCTCACGCACCTGCAGCACGTTCGAAACAAGCACGTGATCTATGTGGCCATCTTGGAGGAGAAAACGGATGACATCGGTCGTCGCAGTTTTCAGCTCCAACTCGAAGGCAGCAAGACAGGACTTGAGTTGCCAGGCGTGCTCGATGAAGTCATCACCTTAGCTCCCATCAAGGACGAGAACGGCGGCACTTATCGCGCCTTTGTCACTCGCGCTGACAACCCCTACGGCTTTCCAAGCAAGGACCGCTCAGGGCGACTTGAAGCACTCGAGCAACCCGATCTGGGCAAGTTGATCAACAAGTGCCTCAACGTCGATGCGAACGAGTTCGCACCCACACACACCGAAACCAACATTTAAGGAATTGAAATGACTACAGCTCACGCACATGGTTCCAGCTGGAACGACTTTAACGACGCCCAAGCACAGCAGGGTAGCTTTGATCTGATCCCCAAGGGGACGATCGTTCCCGTTCGCATGTCCATCAAACCCGGTGGCTTTGATGACTACACCCAAGGCTGGACCGACGGCTATGCCACTCAGTCCAATGAAACGGGTGCGGTCTATCTGGCTGCCGAGTTTGTTGTGACCGCTGGCGCTTATGCCAAACGCAAGATGTGGACAAACATTGGTCTGCACTCAGCCAAAGGCCCAACTTGGGGACAAATGGGACGCGGCTTCATCCGTGGTTTGCTCAACAGCGCAACGTGCACCCGCAAGACAACTCACCCCAGGCATCCGCTGCACGACGCATCAACGGTTTTGTTGACCTTGACGGTATTGAGTTCATTGCCCGTGTTGACATTGAAAAAGATGGCCGAGGCGACGACCGAAACATCGTTCGTTTGGCTGTTGAGCCAGACAGCAAGGAGTACGCAGCCTTTATGGGTGTGCCAAGCAAGGTTCAGTCAGGCGGCGGCAGCTCAGGTGCACCAGCGGCAACGCCTGCCCCCGCATACGCGCCGCCAGCCAACGTGCCCGCAGCTCGTCCCGCGGTAGCTGGCAAGCCCAGCTGGGCGCAATAACAGGCGGGGAGCATGAAATGTTGGGTCTGCTCAAGAGAGGCCAAGGGCTTCTTGCACACAGACACCCGGCAGCGGGTGGGTACGCCCGCCCGCTATCCCATGGACTGGGTGTTTTGCTCCCCACGCTGCCAGCGTGCTTTTCACAGCATGTATGGCAGCTGGGTCAGGGCAATCGACAACGAAACGCATTCGGAGGCAAGCATGGTTGATGCAACTGAGCTTGAGCTGCGAAGCATGCGCAAGTGTTTGAAATTCTTCGGCGAAGCGGCGGCTGAGATTGGCTTTGACAAGCCCCTTGGCAGCTACTCCGAAGAAGAGGCGCTCAGCGTCATTAACGCCATCGTCACAGCCTATGTAGAGGCCATGACGCTGGAGCATGAACAAAACAAATATCCCCCAGTTCGCATGACGGACAAGCCAGTGAGCGACCCCATCAAGGACGCGGCAAAAGTGGCTTCAACCAATCCGTTTGCGGACATGGAGGATGACTTACCTTGGGAGGTGAAGCCATGATGGACTTCAACTCAACATCTAGCGTGAGCGGACAGATCGAGTGGTTGATCGATCATGCCATGCAAAAGCGAAACGAAGCGACAACGCCACGAACCTATCTTGGCGGCTCAAGACTTGGCGCAGCGTGCGAGCGACAGCTCCAGTACGAATACGTCAAAGCGCCTGTTGATCAGGGCAAAGCATTCTCAGGTCGAATCCTGCGCGTCTTTGAACGCGGGCATCGAACGGAGGACATGGTCATCGATTGGTTGCGCCTGGCAGGCTTTGAGCTCAAGACGCACAAAAACGATGGACACCCGCAAGGCCCTGAGGCAAATCTGGTCGTGGGCGTTATCTGTCAGGCCATCTATGACTGCCTGTATGCGTCCCTAGTTGAAAAGTCACGTGCATGGAACTTCTTGCAAGACGAGCGACTGCAT